CCGACAATATTTTTTGTGATGCGTCCATAATTCTAATTTATTTTATTTAGTTTGTATTATTATTTAATTCTCTTTGTTTTCTTTTTTCCAATAGTTCTTTAACCCTATCTCTTTTTCTCTCTTCTTGTTGTTCTTCAAATCCTAAGAACGTAACTGAGCTTTCTGTATCTATCTCAAGTAGTTCGTTGTTGAATTTACAATTCTCAAACACTACTCCGTCTTTACCAATACGTGACTTGGTAATGGCAATTGTTGCAAGGTTCATTTCTTTTTGTTGCAATGTTTTTGCAACTGTAATGATAACGTGACCCACTTGGGCTTTCTTGATAGAACCCCCCATTTGGTCTGTGGTTACAACTTCAGAAGAAATTGATGACCTGTTACCTTGAGTCGCCGTCCATCCAACCAGAGACAATTCGTGACACATAGCCTCAAATCCTCTCATAACCGAACCCTCGGCCTTCCATTCATCTTTACTTGAACTTTCAGGTACCACACAATCAATATAGTCCAATAAAACCAAATCAAGCTTTGTTCCATCAGCAATCATCTTTCTGATTTGAGTTTTAATTTGATTCATAGTAATGGAGTCAGAAGGAAGTTTTTTCAAGATTAACTCATTCTTCATTGTTTCTTTGATTTCGGTGATTTTGTTTATCACCGCATCTTTGTGTAGAACCAAATTGTCTGGTTCAATACCAGTCCAAAGTGTGAAGTGTTTACGTTGAACGATTTTTGGATTGTCCTCAAAAAAGATTTGAAGAACGTTGTATCCAAGGTTGAATGCCGTATTAGCAATCTTTGTTAAGATGGTTGTCTTACCGACACCTGTTGGTGCAAGTATAACTCCAATCTCACCTTTTGCAAGACCACCCTTAAGTAGTCTGTCAATACCCGCAATCCCAATAGGAATTGGGTGTCTAAAGTCTTCGTCTAATACGGTATCAAGGTTGGAGAAGATGTCAGTTGTTCCCAAATCTCTTTCACCAACTTGTAACGCCTCACGAACCAATCCCTCAACTTTATCATATGATTCGAAGTCACCTTCGGAAATAATCTTTTGGGCTTTGTCCATTGCCTTTTGAAGTTCTTGTTGCTTACAGAATTTCAAGGCTTTCTCCTGAACGAATTGAGTTCCTTCAAACGGAGCTTCTTTGATTTGTTTGATGGTGTCAAGAACTATTTTTGCGACAAGTTCTTGAGAGATTTCAGATTTAACAATTTGGTCAAGAGTTTCAAAATTAGGGGTGGATTGGTATTTTCCATGATACTCCTTTGTCATTTGCAAAATGATTTTGAAGTATTTGTTATCAAAATAAGAACTTTCAATAACATCCATAATTGATGTTGAAAATTCTTTATCAACGATAATTTGGTTTAATAATTGTATTTGAAAGGTATTCCCTAAGTAATCGAAATTCTTGTTCATAAAGTGTTTTTGTGTTCCCCTGTTTTATTAAATATGTCTCACTTTAAGTCAAATCCCATATAATCAAAAGATAATTTTTGGGCTGAAAAAATGTCAGTCAAATCCCTTAAAACATCTTTTAAAAATGGTCGTACGTCAACGGTATAACGAACTTTTGGCGGAAATAATTTTCCATCAAAATTTCTATGACAAATTGTCTGTTCCCCAAATTTGACATAAAGATTAAATACTTCAGGACCATCTGTATAAGATGTGTCCATAACTGAATCGTCATTCACAATTGAATCCTTATTATCCATCATGTAGATAACGGTTTTCATTTTCAAGTGATACATTAAATCCTCCCTTAGTTGTTTGATGTAGTAGTGTAATTCCAAAGAATTCTTTGCACTTGGGTTAAACCCTCGAACATTAAAAAATCTTTGAACCACAATGTTTTCGTTCAACGTAAGTAAGAATTCCATTTTGGTGCTGTCTTGTTCTTTCATAATTTAATTTTTGTTTGTATTTCTTTTTTCTTTTCTAATTAGTTTCATAAATGGTTTGAGGAAGTTGACCCAAGCTTCATCATTCTTGGGTAGATACTTAAAGAGACCGTCTTCCATCATCATTCTCATTAAGTTTTTATATCCCCTATCTGTAGGGTCTATATCTTCAGTTAATATTTGCATTACTAATTCTTTTCCATCATCAGTAATCAAAGGGTTAGACAAATCCACTATCTTTTTATTTGTGGCGTAAAACTCTTCCCCAAGTATAGTTGATTTTGATTTACCAGTCAAAATATTGTTAAGTACTTTTATAGGTTTCTTTTGCGGGATATTTCGTGCATTATCCAATATTTCCTCGATAGTGCATGGTTTATCCTGCAACTCAGGAAAATACTTTAATAAAGTTTTTTCACCAAGCCCTTCAATACCTTCAATATTATCTGATTTGTCCCCCGTGAATACCTTTGTCAACAATACATTGTAATGAGGTATGTTCACTTTGTTAAGTGATATCATATCTCCGTTTTTAAAGTATTGTTTTGTGATAGGTGAATAGATTGTCACATCCGCCGAGATAAGCTGCGTAAGGTCTTTGTCCGCAGAAAAAATAATAATCTTTTCATCTTTGGCAACATTACAATAATAAGCGATGAGGTCATCCGCTTCGTTGTCATGCATTTCAACCTGTCTTACAAATATCTCCTCAAGATATTGTTTGATACGTGACTTCTGATACAAATACGATTCGTACTTGTACTCATTCATATCGTCTTGTCGTCTGTTTGCTTTATACTGGGGGTATATAGATTTTCTGATGGATGAATTAGAATCACCATCCCAAAACACAACAACTTTATCATGGTTGTGTTCTATAAGGAATTTGCGGAGTACACTTACAAAGTAAAATACTCCGCCCACATGAGCTCCATCGTTAAAAACGTCTTTTGCTCCGTGAAATCCTATCTTAAATAAATTATCTCCGTCTACTAATAATGTCTTAACCACATTTGTGATTTAAATGGTGAAACAACATATTAATCCTCTTTCTCCTCTTTTAATTCAAAATCAATTGAATTAACCCCAAGAATATCTTTCCAATATTCTGCGTATTCTTTCTTGTAGTTTTCAATCGAAACTTTTTCTTCCGCCGCTTCTTTACCTGCCAAGAATCCGTGTGGTGTCACAATAATCTTTCCGTCCTCATAACCCAAACCATTAATGTGATTTTTCATTACGGATACTTTTGTTCTGATTGCAAACTTAACACTTCTTTTGTCTTTTGTTGCGGTAATCTTGTTTGTTCCCGCTCCTTTTTGATTACCAAATAAGAATACCAAAGATGAGTTTAACCAAATAGCCTCACCACCTTTTGCTTTAATTTTTGGTTGACCAAATGGATTGTCAGGTAATTCAACCCAAGGTTGATTAACAATCACCAATGTGTTTTCATATTTTGAATCAGATTTACGTGAACCTGAAATACGTTGGTTGATACCCATACCAATCTTATCCGCCAATACAGATGCGTTGTGTTGTTTACCACCTTTACCATCGTAAGTCATCTTACAAGGTACTGAACCAACAGAATCCCACAAGAATAATAAACTGTAATCCAATTCACCTTTTTCTTGTGCATCTAACAAACTATTGATGTAATCAGTAATTTGTTCAATATAATCAAAGTCATTGTTGAATATGTAGAATCCATCCCAATCTGATTCTCCCGTTTCTTCATCAACAACTTCTTCACATTCAAAACCCATAAGTTTTGCGTGTTCAAAAGACCATTTTTGTTCTGTAATAATGAATACAGGTAGGATACCTTTCTTTTGAGCATCAACGGCAGCTTTAACCAACGCAGTTGTTTTACCTGTGTCAGAGTGACCCAAGAACATATTTAAGTGTCCCACAGCAGGACCTGGTAGTCCAACTGCATCCAAGAAGTCAGAACCTAAATCAAAAAATCTTTGTGGTTTGTACTTAGCTGAAGTAGAGAATTTTTTCTTTACCGAGCTAAAATCGTTTTTTTTAATTGCCATATATGATATAAATTAATCATGTATGGTACCATACAAGATACCATACATGATGTGTTTTGTTTAATTAGATAGGTAATT